CAAGCATCATTGGTGCCAAACATTTCGTCATGTACGAAAGCTAAACTAAATTGAGTTTCAATAAATAGTTCACCTAACTTTGCTCTGCTTTTTACATAATCTACATAGACTGTAACCGCTTCAACCATATCTTCATTGACAAAGTATTTACTTCCATCGTCTAAAGTTATTTCTTGGTCAGCATAATCACTAGGGTTATTATTGTTCATTAAACATAACTCACCTAATTTGTGAGCTGCGGTACCTTCTTGAGCATAGACACTTGACGGCTGCGGTGGTACTGTCTCGGATAGCTTAACACTACCCGGACAGTTTAACCATCTACTAGCTGACGAGGCACCATATTTTGAATGTGCTTGAGGCATGATACTACGCTATTTTGTTTAATAATTCTGGGTACTTTTCTTGAGGTACCGCTGGGAAGTTTGCATAACCACCTAGTTCTTTGAAGATATTAGCTAAAGCTTCTTCTCCGTTATCTTGAATGAAAGCTACTAGCTTCTCCATAACTTCGTCTCTAGTTGGTAGTTCTTCTTGAGTCTCCACTTTAGGTTCTTCTTTAACTACTTCTTGCTTTGGCTCTTCAACTTTCTTAGGCGCAGCTTTCTTTTTAGGTGCTGGCTTTTTAACTTCTTCCTCAATAGCTTCTTCAACTTTTTCTTCTACCTTTTGAGTAAATTCTTTTTTAGTTTGAAGAACATCTTTAGCATAAACCTTTGGTGGGTTCGGATTACCTAATGGTAATTCTTGCTGACCAGATATTTTATTCTCTTCAATCTGTACTAACCTTGAAGTGTTGTTAGCTATAACTGAAAGCAATTCAATTATTAGAACATCAGTAGCAGCGCCACAGTTGTTTCTCATACGTACTAGTTCGTCAACTTTTTTTAAATCCATATTAGTTTTTGTAATTAAGTTAATAAATTAATTTAAAGTAGATGGGTCTACTTTATGACCCTCTATATCAAGTGTTGGTTTTTTCTTGGCGTTTTTAAAACCGTCTTTCCAACGCTTGATACAAAGTTCCATTTCCTTTGGACTCTTGAGAATAGTGTACGCATACTCAAGAGTCCAATTCTCTTCGGCTTGACCACCCTTATCAGTGTCATTTACCTTAACATTAATAAGTGTGATTCGTTGCACTTGCTTACTGTTCTCACCTACTTGAACCATTGTTGGTTTCCACTCAAACTTGATGTGGTAGTTGTTAGCCCAGTAACTTTTGAAGATGTTTAATAATTCTGGTACTTCTTTATATTCTATTTTCATGTTATGCTAATAATTGGTTAATAGTTTTCTCTTTATCAAAGATAGTTTTAAGCATAGTTTCATCTAAGCTTTTCTCAACCACTAAGAACTTTGCGGTCACATTATCTTTCTGCCCGATACGGTGGCAACGATCTATTGCTTGGTTGATTTCACCGGGTACCCAAGAAGTCTCGGCGAACACTACGGTACTAGCTGCTGTGAGCGTCAGCCCTGTGCCGGCTGCTTGGATTTGCCCGATGAAAACTCTTACATCTTTCTTAGTTTGAAAATCATCTACTGCTTGTTGACGATTTTTCATAGCGTGTTTACCAGTTATAACCACTGGGTTAAACTCTTGTAGTTTATCTTTGATTCCATTGATTACATCATAGTGATGGGCAAAGATAACCACCTTATCAATACTATGTAATAAGTCAGTTATATATCTTGCGCTCTCATCAATCTTAGCTACAGCTAACTCATGTCTGATTTGTGCAAGCTCTCCCATACTACCACGCTCTGGGTATTTCTTTAAGTCCTCTATAGAAAACCATTCTTCCCTTTCTATAATCTTTTCAGTTTTCTTACAAAGTTCAAAAGGTATTAGCTGAATAGTTTTATCTGGTAATTGCTTCATTACATCTTTCTTTAGGCGGCGAACCATACAAGTAGCTCGTAAGCGTACGCCTAACTCTTCTACATTTGAATTACCAGAAACATCTAAACCCCATCTTGAATTGTAAGCATTACAAAATCTGTAAGCATAATTTCTGTAGTCTTGATATGGCGTAAGCGCATGCGGAGCTAACATCTTTATCAAAGGGTATAGTTCTACTGGTCTGTTTAATAGTGGCGTACCTGTTAAAAATATTTTTTTGGGTACAACACGGGCTAGCTTTCCAACTGCTTTAGTTCTTTGTGTCTTAGCGTTCTTCAAGTAGTGTGCTTCATCACATACTAATAGAGTAGCTTTGAAAGCTATTAGTTGGTCATTGATTATTCTTGATTTGAGTAAGTCGTAGTTGACTATGATTGTTGAGGCATCTCTTGGGAATCTATCTTTACCAGTTCTAACTACAAAAGTATCCATATCAGCCCACTTCTTGAACTCTCTAGCCCAATTTAATTTTAATGAAGCTGGGCAGATAATGATTTGTTTACCTTGCCATTCTGGCATCAGTATTTTGTGATAGTTTATGTAGGTGATTACTTGAAGGGTTTTACCTAATCCTTGTTCATCTGCTAATAACACATTATTACGGCATGTCATCTGTATTACACCAGCTCTTTGGTATTGGAAAAGTCTAGGGTCATCTTCTAAGTTAGCTCCTTGATCGTAGCTCTTACGGTATCTCTCCATGTAGGTGCTTAACTCTTCTGGGTACTCTTCAATATTTAATTTCTTAACAGCCATCATCGCAATGTAAAAGCTGTTAGTACCCCACATCTTTTTTTCTGAATCCCATTTAAAACCTGCTGCTTTGATTTGGTTACGCTCACCATACTCACAGGTTATAAAATATTTTTCGTTATCAAACGTTATCTTCATGTCGTTTCGTTTAGTTACGTGTTATTTAAATTAGTAGGCTAACGAACAAAAACGAAATCGTTAACCTACCGTTTTTCCAAGACGGTTAAATCTTAAACTCTTTTTTCAATGCATATTTTGGCGTACCTAATGTTGTAAAAAAGATTTAAGTTCTTACCGTCTTTGACAACATAATATACAAGTATATTCTTTTATGTCAAGAACTTTTTTAAAGTTTATAATAATTAATTGCAGGGTTCATAATCTCAAAGGCTTTTTTATTATCACCTTCTTTAACTTTACTTAGTACCGCTGTTAATTGAGATATTAATTGGTGAATGTCAGTCTCAATAACTTCTATAGGTAAATCATTATTAATACAAAATTCAATATCACTTAATACTCTGTGCATTGATCTAGGTTTAGCTGGTTTTGTTGTAAACATATTTTCTTTTTTATTAAGGTTAGTATTCATATATTGTAATTGACGATTAGGTGGTCTAGTGTAATTATTTATTTTCATTTTTTATATTCAAAGTTATCCATGGGGAATTAGTTAAAGTGAAAAGTTCATTACAGATTTTACACCTTAACTCATCACCAGCATTAAAGTTTTGGTCAGGCGCAAAATCAAATAGAGTAATTGAACATACCTCGTGGGCTAACACATCTCTATTTATTGCCCCTATAAAATGGTCATTGAGACAATAAACTTTATCTCCTTTCTTATAAACTACGTTACTCATTTCCTAAAACCAGATTGAGTTTTACCGTCTATTCTAACTGTGGCACGCTTCCAACCGAGGTGGCGTAACACAGAACCAATACGTTTCTGCTCACGGAATCCGCAAGAAACGATGTCTCTACCAAAACAATTTAACCACACATGGCGTACTGTTGTTTTGTCTATGTTCTCTTTATCTAACCATTCAACTATCTCTGGTTCCCAATCATCTTGGTTATATCTTTCAGCTTGTTTGTTCTTTGCTATAACATCAGCTTCTAAGTTATCCATAAATAATGGTTCACCTGCTTTATATCTAACTACTGCTTCGGCATAAAGCATTGGTAATATTTGTTTGATACCATCACTATCAATCTTAACTAGCTCTATTGGCCACATTCTTCTATTACCAGTTTCGTCCTGTAAGAATCTATCCTTGTTAGTGGTCGCCACAATAATACATTGTCTTGGTAAATCTCTTGGCAACCTATCGTAAGGTAATCTATCTCTATCAGTTCTTCTTGATAAGAAAGCTTTAACCTCGTTCACATCTGCATCATTAAACATAGTAAGCTCTGCATTTTCTACAATTAGTTTTGATCTCATACGCAAGATAACATCTTTATTATTTACATCACCTAAATTGTCAGTGTACCATTGTGGTTTTATTGCTATGGTTTCTAGCAGGGTTGACTTACCAATGCCTTGTTCACCAATAAAAATTGGTAGGTAATCAAACTTACAGCCGGGTACATATATTCTATTTACTATCGCTGTGAAAAGTTTAATACCTAACTCTTGAGAATACTTGCTGTCCTCTGTCTCGCAGAAGTCTGGGAAAAATCGCTCTAATCTTTTTACCCCGTCCCATTCTGGCAGCCCTTCAAAATAATCTTTGACTGGGTGATACTCATTCTTGAACGCCACTGCTCTGGATGCTTCTAATATATGGCTTGAGCTTGGGTCAAAACCAGCTTTATTAATTTCTTGGCGAATTCTTATAACATCGTCATCGTCCAATACTTTATCAATCTCCCCCGTCAATATTGTAGGCTTATGCCACGGCGCTGGTTGTTGCCAAACAGTATCCATTGAAAATAGATTTACTGCTAGTTTACCTTTCAATCTTGGTAGGTTAGCTATAAATAATTCTGTGTTTTGAGTTCCAAAATTAGTTCTTGAAATATTACCAGAATTATCTTTACCCGTTCTAACAAGCTTATCCATCCACGGGATTAAATCGGCTTCTTGTTTCTTTGCCTCGTCATCTGATAATTTATTAGAATCGCCATCGTCTAATTGACATTCTGGTGGCTCCGCAAAATCAATAGCTACTGATCTTGTCGGGGCTTTATTCTTTGAGTAAGTAAAGGCACTATTAATAGTATGTAAAAATCTATCTTGGCTAAGTGGTGGTTGGTTATTTGTTTGATTGTAAGTTGCTAATAGCTCTGTTACTTTTGCTTTGCTCAAGCCTTGATCTTTACCTACACAAGCTATTTGATATAGGTTATTACCTCTATCTCCCGGCAAAGAGATGTCTTGAATCTTTAATAAGTCTGTGAATATTTTTATATCTGTTGGTGCATCCTTCGGTGTGTTGTCGCTTTGGCTTTCTGCTTGCTCGCCTAGTTTTATTCCGTTCTCTCTTTTTAAGAGGTCTAACATTAAATCCTTTGGCAGTTCTTTTAAATGTGAGAAGCCACTAGTTAATAAGGATAGTTTATATTTCTTTCCGTTAGGTAGTTTTGATTCTGGTATTACTACTTGTCTTTTAAGTGATTTGAATTCTACGCCTGCAAAACCTTTTAATGAATTGGCTATTGGTAGCTCTAAATGTTCTTTATTCTTTTTATAATATAAGTGTAGTCCTCCGCTTGCGGTGTTAGTTATTACCGCTGCGTTTGCGGTTAAGTCATATTTATAATGCTCACTTAATTTCTTTAGGGAATCTGTACCGTTGGTATTATCGTGGTTATCAACATCCACAATAATCATATCGTCTGGTATTACGAAACCAGCACTATTAATAGTGTCAAAATCGCCATTGTCTAATTGACCTTTAGAAAGCTCAAGCGTCGTTTTCTGCCAGTTCTTTTGAACGGGAATCTTACCATTAAGAGGGGTAATAATAAAGCCAGCTTTGTGGTAGCTCTTTATCACTTCTATGAGTGGCGGATTAACTACATTGTTTCGTTTTTGTTCTTGATTGACCATAGTAAAATTGTTTAATCTTCATCGGTTGAGTTGTTACTTATTAGTGAACGCTGAACCGCTATTGCTGCGTTGCGTTCCATCTGTTTTTCAACCTTATCAAGATCAAAACGCCAATGCCTACCAAGTTTCTTAGCTGGGATTAATCCAAGTCTAGCTAAGTCCCTTACATATTGTGGGTTAAGAGAAAGTATCTTAGCTAGTTGGGCGGAAGTTAAATTTTTTTCGTCCATGTTCGTTACAAGATATTATTAAATGACAACAATTTATACAAGTATATTATGGCGTTGATTTCGTAGTTGTCAAGTTGAAATTTCAAAAAATCGCCATTGTCTAATCTGACGTTTTATTTAAAGGGTCGTCAATAATAACCCTACCACCTTTTAAGCCTTGAATTCTATTTGCCTCTTCTCGCTTTTTAAGTAATTGGCAAACAATACAAGTTTGAGGTCGGCATGCTTGAAGGTTATGCAATCTAATTTCTAACTCTTTTATTCTATCATCTATTCTTTGTCTGTCCTCTGGCTTCATAAGATCACCATAAACAAAAATTTCTTGATAGCGTGCTTGAAGTTCGCCCCTAGTAGATAATACTTGTATATTGTGTGGCTCTTCGCTCTTAGTCATTGCCTTCACCATTTAAGATTGAATAGCTAGGGTGTTCTTTTGGTACATTAACCGCTTTTAAAGTGATTAATTGCTCCCTTGCTTTCTCGTTCACCCATTGAGTGAAGATTGCGGACTTGCTTAAACCATCGCAAAGACGATCAAACTTTTCGGCTATATCTTCCCTTACGGCAAGGTTAATTTGTTTCATTACAACGCCATTTTTGCGTTGATATGTTGAATTACTTTTATTACTCATAATATTATTTAATTAGATTGGTTAATAAATTACTTACGCTTTTGCTTTAGGCTTTTATAGTCGTCTAGCGTTCGGACTTTTGGCCACCGTTTATTTATCTTCTTAATAACTTTGGGGGTTAGTAGAAAGACAATTAAAACGGTGGTTATTACTATTGAGATTATCATTGCTTTATTCTCCAATGGTTAACAACTCAATC